TTGTTCCACTGGTGCGGCTTGTACCTGATGTGCCGTCAGAAATGCCACTTGTTCCGCTAACACCATTTGTACCACTTGAACCACTAGTGCGGCTTATGCCTGATGTACCGCTTGTTGCGCCGCTTGTGCCAGCAGTTCCGTTAGAGCCGCTTGCCCCGCTTGTACCGCTCACACCGCTTGTGCCGCTCACACCAGTTGTTCCGCTGGATGCACCGCTTGTGCCGCTAGTTCCATTTGAACCGCTTGCACCACTTGTACCGCTTGTTCCAGTTGTACCGCTTACGCCACTTGTGCCGCTCGCACCAGTTGTACCACTAGATGCACCGCTAGTTCCACTAGTGCCATTAACACCACTTACACCACTAGTACCACTTGTTCCAGTTGTTCCGCTAGAATTTCCACTTGTGCCAGAAGTTCCATTTGAACCGCTTGCGCCACTTGTTCCACTTGTTCCAGTTGTACCGCTTACGCCACTTGTGCCGCTCGCACCAGTTGTACCGCTAGATGCGCCGCTTGTACCACTAGATCCATTTGAACCACTTGCACCACTTGTACGACTTGTACCGCTTGTACCATCAGTGGCTCCATTAACTCCACTAGTACCATTTGTGCCGCTTGTTCCACTGGTGCGGCTTGTACCTGATGTGCCGTCAGAAATGCCACTTGTTCCGCTAACACCATTTGTACCACTTGAACCACTAGTGCGGCTTATGCCTGATGTACCGCTTGTTGCGCCGCTTGTACCAGCAGTTCCGTTAGAGCCGCTTGCCCCGCTTGTACCGCTCACACCGCTTGTGCCGCTCACACCAGTTGTTCCGCTAGATGCGCCGCTTGTGCCGCTAGTTCCATTTGAACCGCTTGCACCACTTGTACCGCTTGTTCCAGTTGTACCACTAATTGCGTTTGTACCGCTTGTACCATTAGAGCCGCTTGCGCCACTTGTGCCACTTGTTCCAGTTGTACCGCTGATGCCATTTGTGCCGCTTGTACCATTAGAGCCACTTGCACCGCTTGTGCCACTTAAACCGCTAGTACCGCTCGCACCAGTTGTTCCGCTAGATGCTCCGCTTGTACCGCTAGTGCCATTAGCGCCGCTTACACCGCTAGTGCCACTTGTGCCGGTTGTACCGCTAGAATTTCCACTTGTACCGCTTGTGCCATTAGAACCACTAGCGCCACTTGTTCCACTAGTTCCACCAGTACCACTAGTACCACTAACTGCATTAGTGCCATTTGTACCATTAGAACCACTTCCTCCACTTGTGCCACTTGTTCCAGTTGTGCCGCTTACGCCACTTGTGCCGCTCGCACCAGTTGTGCCGCTAGATGCGCCGCTTGTGCCGCTAGTTCCATTTGAACCGCTTGCACCACTTGTACCGCTTGTTCCAGTTGTTCCGCTAGAATTTCCACTTGTGCCAGAAGTTCCATTTGAACCGCTTGCGCCACTTGTTCCACTTGTACCAACTGTACCAGCTGTTCCACTAATTGCACTTGTACCGCTTGTACCATTAGAGCCGCTTGCGCCACTTGTGCCACTTGTTCCGGTTGTACCACTAATTGCATTTGTACCGCTTGTACCATTAGAACCACTAGCGCCACTTGTACCGCTTGTTCCGGTTGTGCCACTAGAAGCTCCACTAGTACCGCTTGTTCCATTAGAGCCACTTATTCCACTTGTGGAACTAGCTCCGCTTGTACCGCTTGCGCCTCCAGTTCCGCTTGTTCCATTGGAGCCACTTATTCCACTAGTACCACTTGCACCAGTTGTTCCGCTAGAATTGCCACTTGTACCACTTGTACCATTAATTCCACTTATACCACTAGTTCCACTTGTGCCAGTTGTACCAGCTGTTCCACCTGTACCATTAGAGCCACTTACACCACTAGTACCACTTGTTCCAGTTGTACCGCTAATTCCATTTGTACCACTTGTACCATTAGAACCACTTGCGCCGCTTGTACCACTTGTTCCTGTTGTGCCACTAATTGCATTTGTACCGCTTGTGCCATTAGAGCCGCTTGCACCACTTGTACCGCTTGTACCGCTTGTGCCATTTATACCGCTTACAGCACTTGTTCCACTTGTACCGTTAGAGCCGCTTGTGCCACTTGTACCGCTTGTACCACTTATACCGCTAACTGCATTTGTACCACTTGTGCCATTAGAGCCACTTGTACCGCTTGTACCATTCGTCCCACTCGTTCCAGAAGTTCCATTTGTCCCAGAAGACCCGCTTAATCCAGAAGTACCACTTGTTCCACTAATTCCAGAAGTACCATTCAAACCGCTTAAAGCAACGATATTCCAAGTGGTTCCATCGCTAGCTAAAGTAACAGAAGTATATTGTGGTAAATAATAATTATTTAATCCATCAATCTGACCAAGAGAAGTTCCATCAATTATAACTTGTCCACTGCCTTTGTTTTTAATTACAAATTGTCTACCAGCATTAGAAGAAGCAGCGATAAGAGTAACTGTTGACGAAGATGAAGAATTTATAACAACAACATCATCGTCAGTTGTAATTTGATAATTTGTTGTTTCTATTGAAACGTTTCTTACGATAGCTTCTGCGGATAATGTTGCCCCAACATTAAAAGAACCAGAAACGTAATGCTGACCAGTTCCGTTTAATTCAAGAAGGTCAGTATTGTGCCAAACTCCAGATCCAGTATGATAAGCGAGAATTGAATTATCAGTTGGTGCAATTATCTTAACGTCATGAAGCTCTTCTAGCTCATAACCGTTTTGAACTCTTACATAGAGTTGGCCATTTCCATTGTTAGCTTTTTCAACAACACCAATGAACACCATATGATATGGCGCTTGCGGTTTTGTTACAGTTAGTGAACCAGGTGTTGTTCCTAGCCAAAGAATATCGCCATCATTATAAGCTGCAAGACTTAATCCGTCTACAACGCCAACGCTTTTTACATAACCAAGTTGTCCAGCAGCGATATTTTCAATTACAACACCAAGAGTTTTTGACGAAGTTGCGTCAGAAAGATTTGAAGCTAATTTTACTGTGGCCTTATCGCCTTGCGCACCAAACAAGTAAACAACTTCGCCTTTAGAAATTACTCCCGTTTCAGCATTTCTGACATAAGCTACTAAATCTTGCCCTAAATTAGTTGTGGCTCCCCCAAGTAAACCTAATTCTAAAGAAGCTTGATCATCATTCCATAAAAGCTGGGCGGGATTAGAAACAAGCCCTAATCCAGTATTAAAAGTTATTGAATTAAAAACTCCACTGTTTCCCGTAACAATTCCAGTAAAAGCGCCAGTAATATTATTAGCGTTTAAATAATACGAGCCATCAAAACCGTCTAATTTATCAGAATCGGCTGCTTTGCCAGTTGTACTTAAGTACAAGCCACTTAAATTAAGATCATTTATAACCCCAGTAGCATCAACTACTTGGAAGTTAATCTGAGAAGTGCCTGTGCCTAAATAGTACTTGCCCATATTCCTTTTATGTTAATTTTAATTTGCTAAATATTAAGAAACAACTGAGCTTATTACACTCGCTGTCCACTTAATATTCGCTGCATTTTCTCCTTTAACCTGCAATTTTAACGAATCATTGGTGTTGTCTCCATCAACAAAAACTTCCCAAACACCATTTGAATCGTCGCCTAATTTTATAACGTGAGCCGCGCCAACTAAAGCAGTGTTTCCTGCTTTATTAGCGACGAGACAGTTATAAGACCAAGAAGCCGCTTTCGCATTAGCTGAATCAAAAGCTGTAATATTTCCTTTAAATGCAACAGCACTGTTGCTGGCCAAAGTTATTCTACCATTTGTTCCGTTTAAGAACATCTCGGTTGTTGTAGAATTTGAAGTATTGCAATAGACCACAAAATGATCAGACTTTGCTTGAGCGGCTCCAGAAACCGTAATTCCACCAACTACAATATCATTTGATGTTGACGCTCCATTTGTCGTGGTCGCATCCAAAGTTAATTCCGATGTAACTGGTATGTTATAATAAGTTGAACCATCGTTGGTGAATGTCCAACGATCTGTCCCCTCATTCCAAATCAATAATGTGTTGGTTTGAGTTCCACGCTCAACTTCAATACCTGCGTTTTCACTTGGAGCAGATCCAGTAAAATCTCCATTGAGGAGAACAATGCTATCTCCGACAGAAACAATGTTGCTTTCAATTGTTGTTGTTGTACCTTGAACTGTAAGATTACCTGTAATTACCAATCCACCATCAAGTCTTAAAACATTTGCGTCTGATTTATAGAGAGAAACTTTTCCAGTATCATTTGGACCAAACACAAGACCATCAGAACCAGTAACTGCATTTACTAAAACAACCGGACCAGCATTTATAGTAACTGTATCAGAAGAATCACTACCTAAAGTAACATCACCACTTACAATAAGATCTTTTCCGATTATGATTCCATTTGTTGTTCCGCTTCCGCTATTTGTTACGCTTTGTAGATCTCTCTCAAGAGCTTGATTAATGAGAGGTCTCAGCATTCCAGAGAGATTGTGAACAGCAGCTTCACTAGGAGCAGTAGTTGTTACTCCGCTTTGAATTTGATCGCGAACAATAACAGCTGTTGTACCAGTTGCACTTAAAACGTGGCCAAAAGTATCATAGGTAAAACTAATTCCAGTAATTGCAGATCCAGCAGCAGCATTAACGGAAAGATCAGCTACGCTAGAAGTATCTGTATGAGATAAAACAATCGCATCACTTGAAACAGAAAGATCTAATCCTTCTCCACCAGAAATTGTGACGCTATCTACGAAAGAAAGTCCACTAACTCTGCCTGTTAAATTGATAGCTGCAATATCAGTCCCAGTTGATAAAGCTGACAACTGATAAAGGCCACCGGCATTTGTATACAAATACCCTGATAATCCAGTACCAAAATCAAAAACGGCTTTATTGCTTGGAGTAGTACCTGTTGTATTACCAGTTACGCTCTGTTCTATAAAGTGCTGCTTTACGTCAGCTGCTACTGTTGAAGCGTCACCAGTTCTGAAATCGATCTGGTTACCGTTGGTTACTCCTGTATAATATATTGCCATTTTTAAATTCTCCCGTTATAATAATTTACACGATTTTCTATTTTACCTCTACTAAATTTAGATAGCCAACCCAATGAATTGTTGTTGCGGCTTTTCCTACGACATCTACCTGTAGATATCCATATGAAGTGTTTGCTGAAACTGAAACGCCTCCAGTGCCTATTTCGTCTACAATATTTAAAACAGTGCATTTACCAACGATTTGCGTAAAACCTGCACTAGCGCCTTTTTTAATTGCACCATCAATATTAAATATTGCTGTATTATTTGAAGTATCTTTTGCTATCACCCTTAACTTAAAGTACCAAGAAGTATTGTCTGGTAATGAAAGTTTTTTTGATGTATTTGTAAACTGCAATTCGTATGTTGAAGCATCTGTAGTTTCTCTTTTTAAGATATACTCTGAAAATTGAGCGTCACCATTCGTTGAAAAATTTCCATCAGAAATTACTCTTAATCCAGTTAAATAATTATTGTATCCAGTTCCTTGTAAAACTGTTCCACTTACATGTACATTTTTTTCGAAATAAACATCGTTACTCGGATCAAAATTATTTTCAATAAGTCCACTAATATTAGCATACTGTCCACTTGTTAAGTGATAATATTGTCCACTTGCTCCACCTTGTAAGTCAATAGAAGAATTATGAAGCAGGAAATCAGTTTCTACTACTTCTATAACTCCTGTTTGACTGCTAACTTCTACCACTACAATTTCAGACATGGTGTTATAGAGTTGTAATGTTTTCTTCTACTGAGACAGTACCCTTTAAAATTTTTTGTATAACTCCATTTGAATACTGCGCAAAAACGTCATACTTCAACGTACCAACGTGCAAATTAGCAGTTTGATTCGCCGTTAAAGAAAGTTTGATAATTCCAGAGGCTGGGGTAATTTTAGTTACCGTAAATGAAACAATAGCAGGGAAGTAATAATCTTGTTTTATCTCAGCGTCTATAGTCGCATTGGTAACATCAATAGCTGTTCCATTGCCGTCTTTTAACGCCAAACTAACATCAAAAGTGGCGTTCCTTTCTATAGAAATATTATAAGTTGCTGCGGACATAGTTGCGCCTTTTCCCTTTTAAATTTACACAAAACTATGCCTTAAAGATAAAGTAAAAAAATAATTATTATCTATTTCTTATGCGCCTGTTCCAGTAAGAGTTAAAACATCACTAACCATTGTTTTAGCTACAACTTGAGTTGGAGCAGCTTTATAAAAATTATATGCATAAACTAATTTATTCATCTCTTCTAAATGATCTTTAGATAAAGCTCTAAATTGTTTGCTAACTTCGTTGCTATTTATAAATGTGACAGAAGAATCTTCGTCTGAAACTGAAACGATATTTCCTGATGGAGATGTGCTTCCAATTGTTTTTATCGCATTTCTAGACTTCTTTTTATAAAAATGAGAAAGATAGAGATGCTTAAAAATATCAATTTCTTCTGTACTTAAATCAATTCCAGTGCCGCTATGAGAAGTATAAATTAAATTATTTAATTCTCCTATATTGGCCTGTAGCCAACCAGATATGACGCTTATATTAGTTTGAGACGTATCCGCATCAAACTCATAAAAGAATATACCACTAGCTATTTGTCCGATGTTAGCCATTTAAAACTTTCATCATTTTTTCTTTTTGTTCTTTTGTGAACAGTTCTTTAGTCTGCGGTTGGGGAGAAAAGTAACCTCTAGATTGTACGTTCTGAGTATCAAATTGACGCAAAAGACGGGTTTTGATAGCCGCCATGCTACCTGATGTATCTACTTTAAGTTTACGGGCAAAATCTTGAAGTTGTAACTGGGTCATAGCGTCGAGATTTTCTTCAAAAATTTTACGATTAGCTGTGCCAAAAACATTAACTTCTTTAATACCTAAGATAATTTCTAATTCTTTGACTTTTGATCGATATTCTGGCGAATTTTTATCATTGATAGTATTAAGCTCTTCTAATAAGCTCGCTTTGCCAACTTCAGTAGATTGTCCAGTTGAGATTTCCATAGTAAATACTATCGTAACATTTACACTTTTCTATTTTATAAATGAAATAAAAAACCCGCCTCTTTCGAGGCGGGTTCTTTAGAAGGTTTTAACCTTAGACGATCTTGCCTACGAGGGCGCGAACGTCGAGAACTACACGGCCTTCCTCAAGGGAGCCGAAGTAACCGATCTTGTTCTGACGGATGCTGTATTGATCATCAGCAACCAGATTGAACTCAGAGTTCGAATCTGGATCTGTTGCTACGACGCGGAGCAGTGAGTCACGGCTGCGGTCGATACCAACAAGAATTTCTGTTGTAGAACCGTTGAACTGAGCGGAGCCACTTCCAGCAGCTGTTGTATAGTTTGTTGACGCAGCAGCTGTGTCGAAGATGGTGTTGAACTTCTGACCAATACCGAGTTCATTGAACTCAAGGATATTAACACCGTAGAAGCTGGGGATACCAGCGCTATTGTAGATAGCTGTGCGCATTTCATCAGTAGCGGCGATACCGTTCTCGCTTCCGTTACCGGCGGTGCCAGCTACGGAGGGAGAGCCTTTGGTATTAATTGGGTTATAAGCCATAGCACGAATCTGCTCGGTGACCTCTGGGGAAACCAGAAGGTCAGTCAGGCCAGCGCGTGAACCAGAGGCAGGTGTTCCCTTGGCCCATGATGTGTTGATGCGCTTTGCCAGAGTGAGGAGTTCGTTAAGGTCAGCGAGAAGGAAACGGCCAGCAACGTTAGCGCGCTGAACGTGTTTCTTGCTGTTTGTCTCTGCGTTAGCGAGAGCAGTCATGGCCAATGTGGCAGAAGTACGCTCCTGCTTGAGCAGGATTTCCTGTGCCATACGGGTGAATGTCTTAGCTACAACGTCCATGCGATGCTTTGCAGCATAACGACGGTCGAAGGAGAGGGCGCTGTCCAGTGTGTAGGTGGTCAGCTTCATCTCGGAGACTGTGGGGAGAACCTGATTGGTGGGAAGACCACCAGCTACGGACTGTGAGTATACAGTGATGTAGTCCTCGTCAGTTACGTCGTAGTACAGGTCGAGAGGAATGCTGGGATTATCATCAGCGTTGTATGAGAGGCTGGTGAACAAATTGCTCAGTGTAGGAGCATTGTTAATAACCTCTGCAAGAACGGGTCCGATGAACTCAGCGAGTGCGACTTGAGCATCATAAGCAACAGTGCGATTGCGACTAGCCATTGCTTTGATAAGCTCAATCTGTTCTGGGGTGCGCTTTAATGTGATTTTCATTTAAGTAGTTTCCTTTCTTATTACATGCGCAGACCGATTACTGCGAAGTTACCTGCATAAGCGTCAGTAACGCTTGTGAGCGAGGTGCGTGAACCTGTGCCGAGAACGATGCCGAGTTTACCGTCATCAGTGTGGGCGCAGCCAGTGATCTTGCCGCCGTTTTCGGAAAGCTTGAAGCCCGAACCGACAGTAAGAGTTCCGTCAATCGCATTAGCAGAGAGGGTGAAGATACCGCGAGTAGCGACTGGAACGGCTTGGCCGGGCAGTACGCACATAAGCTCTTCAGCCTTCTGGCGATAATAGAGAAGTTTTTCACCGTTCTCGTCAAACTTTGCAGTTTGACGGAGTGTGAGTCCAAGGCAGTTAGTCAAGTCGCCAGAGGCGGCTGGAGTAACTTTAAGATTTACCTTGGGGTATTGATTAACACCGACATGAGGGAAGTCGGTCTTGCCGAGATAAGAGTCGGAAGCGTATGAAACAGGGTCAAGGTCAAAGTTGCCAGCGGAAACTTTAACGAAGACTCCTGCGTCACCAGTTCCAACGCCGGTTACGTTTTCGTTGACAGCTGCGTCAACGAGAGCGTACATATTTACCACATCATTGTCGTCGTATTGACGGAATGGTAGGAGACGATTTGCCATATTAGTTGTCCTTTAATTGTTTGTTACAGTTAATTTTTATTATTTAGAATAGCTTACGCTAATATTTTCGCGAGAGAAAGCTTTTGCGAACTTCTCACGGAAAGACTGCTCGACAGCGATTTTGCTATCGGGGGCCTTATTGGTGGCTGTAGCATTATCTAATGCGGCAGCGACATCAGCCTTTTTCTCTTCCTCTACCTTTACTTCGGCAGTGGCAGAAGCTTTGCTGACTTCTTTAAGACGAGCCTCAACTTGCTCAGAGATTTTCTTTTCAATCTCGGCGGCTTGGGCTTTGATAAACTCTTTATTCTTGTGCTTCCATACGGTAGCGAACTTCTCTTTGTAAGAAGCAAAAGCCTCTTCTGTCGCCTCAAGAGCTTGAACTTCGCCAATGATAAGTTTACGGTCGTCATCGTTGAGTTCATAAGCGGCGTCGAGTTCACCAACACGGGCATTAAGACGAGCTACAGCCTCTTCTTGCGCTTGGGCTTCTTTAATTTTATTAAGCTCTTCTTGTGTTTTGGCAAGTTCTGCCTTCATTGATTCTACTGAAGCGACTGTCTCATTGTAAAGCTTCTCGGCTTTGTCTTTAGCGGCCTTCTCAGCTGCAATGGAGTCGCGATACTCTGCGTCCTTCTGTTTGATAGCTTCAGCGAAATGGCTGGTCATTGAAGCGACAGCCTCTTCGCCAAATTTCTTTTCAAGAAGAGCAGACTTTAACTCTGTGATAAGTTTTTCTAAGTCCATATGGTTTATTGTTTTTACATTTTTTATCTGTAAAATGGAATTTGATTTTTTATTCGTTAAAAATGCACTGACTTCTTCGATGCAATTTTCATTAGCTTCAACCTCTTCATTTTTCTTTTCGTCCTCTTGAACAGAAAATGACGGAGCATCTTCAAATGCTACAACACCATTGACTTGCGCGGCTGGATTAGTTGTGAAACCCCCGCCTAAAGGATAAATCTCTCCAACTATTAATCTGTAAACCGGAGTTCCATCTTTTAATTTACCGGCTCCACCTTTTGCTTTTAAAAATTGAGAAAATTCTTGAATTTGTTTTGGATCTGTGATAATATCAGCCTCTTTTAAAGACTGACTTCCAACTGCTAAATAATAATTACTAAAACCAATTTCCCAACTCGCAGAAATAGAATTGTAAAAAGAATCTTTTGGATCAGAATTTCTTAGCATTAACGATGTAAATTTTTTGTCAACAGTTTTATAAATAACACCGGCAACTGATAGATAAACAGGATCAAGAGTTTTACCAACTTCCTCTTCTGTTAAAAATTTATTATCTCCAATTCTATTGAAAGAATAATTTGTAATGTGTCCGATTACACGTTCTTTGTTGTGTTCAATATTAAGATACTTATTCATGAAACGCTTTGCAATCTTTGATGCAGTAGCGCCAGAAATACCATCGCCGTTGTTATTGATCATGTTTGGAACGGCGAGATTAAAAGAAACCCCGAGAAGATCAGGATTATCTTCAAAATCTATTTTTGGAGAAAGTTTTTTTAATTCATCCAAAGAAGCTTTGGAGATTTTAAAACGTTCGTCCGAAATACCATAACAAGCGACAGCAACATTGTCCAAAATCGTGCTATACTTGAATGCCATATTTTATTTTACAGCAGAATGATGCAAAATGGCCGCAGAATATTCATCGAGTAAAAATTCGTCAGCTGTATCAAGAACAGATTTCATTGGTTGCAATCTTTCAATTTCATCAAGATTAGCCATGCACTTTTGAACATTTGTTACCCAATCTTGTCTTGAACTTGATGCAATAACCTTCTTGCATAAATTTACTATATTTGATTTTTGCTCTTCGCTTAAAGAAGCTACGGCAAATTTTTTAGCAGCGAAATCCTCTGCTGCTTTCATAAAAGCATCTATCTCGTAAATTGTTGTTTGAATATCTTTTCTTGATGCTGTAGCCCCTAAAGGTCTTCCTGCTCCAGATTGTGTCGGAGCAGCAGTTGGAGCAGCCGCTGTAGGATCAGAAGATTCTGATTGAATCATTGGAACTCCACCAACAATTGGATTGTAATATCCTTTTTCTCTATCCGAGACGAACTTTTGCTGCGCGGGCGCGAGGTCAGTTGGGTCTGGAAGTTTGCCGTTATTAATTGATTCGATACCTTGTTCTGGAGTAAGAACACCAATCTCCATTAAACGACTGATTGTTCTCATGTATTGAGTTTCATCCTTCAAATCAATTTCAGTAAATTTGGCAGTTGGCCAAGAACGAAAGCCTAAATCTTTTGATATGCGAATAATTTCTGGCTGAAGAACATCGTTAAGAAATGCATTTCTAACTTCTTTTAAACGCTCCATGAAAAAGCTAATTTTCGCACTTTGACCATTATACTTTTCGTTTCCGAGCATAACGTTCATCAAACCTTCTTTAATATCTTCGTTTAGAATTTCGTATTTTTCTCTACCTACAACTTTTTTCAAATCAGGGATAACAAAGTCCGCTCTAGTTGTATAATCTGAAACAAGAACGCGACCGACGCTTTCATTCATAAATAAGTTTTGCATGGCAGTCATATTCGCGGGATTAATACCGCCTTTATCTGGCTCCGCTCCCATCGTAATCAAAAGAATTACATTCTCTACAGTGCGGGCAATTGCTTGATCAATGCGTTTTAGTTCAATCTTTGCGTTAATATCTTCAAGAACAGGATAAGCAAAAGGAACTGCAAATGGCTCGTAATCTTGTTTTTTGTAAAAAGAATAAAGCAAATACTTTGGATCAAGTTTCATTTTCAAACCATCTCTAAAATATTGCTTACCTTTAATTTGTTTTTGAATTTCTGGATCAAATCCATTAAGAAGCTCAACATCCGCATCATCTTTAGGATTTTTTAAACGCTCAAGCTCGTATTCAGAAAGAATTTTTTCGTAAACGGCCTCTGCAAATGAGCTAGATATTTTAGCAACAATATCATATGGATTAATTAAAATATAACGAAGAGGGACTTTATTATTCTTAATTCCATTTTCGCTCAAACCAGAAAGTAGCTTAAAATCTTCTGCATTAAACTTACCGTCAATTCGATAAAGAAAAATATTTCCACTGCGATAATACTCGCGAAAATACTGATCTTTTAATTTCCAAAGTTTGATTTTATCAAACCATTTTTGAAAAAATTCTCTACTTCTTTCAGTCCCACCTTCAAGATAAACATCCGTATTAGCAAACTCAGTAGCTATATCTATAGTATTTCTAACTATCGCGACATTAGCATAAGCTTTTTGGCAAAGCATAATTGCGTCTCTTATATCTACTCCGTCTTTTGTATATTCATATGGCAGAATGCCTTGGCTCAGTAAAGAATAGCGACCGACATGAATATCTGTTCCGTTTCTGGGAATTCTTGTTTTTGTAGGCGAATCTGTTTGCGTTGACCTAACAGAAGCATTTGAAACCTCTTTGTAAAAAGGCTCACCCATAAGTTTTGGCTCATAAGAGGCTTGCGAAACTTGAACTGGCTGAATTTTATTAAACCTTGTCCAATAATCAGACTTTTTGTTATATTGACGAGCCATTTTCTTATATTAAAAGTTACACCAAAAGTCTCAAAAGTACTTTAATTTTCTATAGCTAGAATGTCATCGTCCGAACAATATTTGACTTCTTTACATATCATTCGCCCATTTTGATCGGTTATTTCGAATTTAACTATATCGTTAATCGCCAGTGAACTTCCAGTTAGCCAAACATCTTTTTGAGTTAAAAAAGAATTATCTAATTTAGAATTTAAATAAATCTTAACGTTCAAAACTAAAGATTTAGAAAAATTGTAAAAAAATGGCTGAATAATACCATTTTTTCTTTTTAGTATGAGAGCGTATTGATTTGCAATAAAATTTATATCATCGTATCTAAAATTTAAACAATCTTGATCAACAACGTTTTCAAAATAATCAACTGGAATCAAATGAACAAATTCCTCAAACTGTTTTAAATAAAAGCCAAAACAATATTCATATGGCATCCAAGGAAAAATTGTTTTGCATATCTGAGGATCATATAAATCTTTTTCATTCGAAGGGTAAGAAAATGTTTGATTAAAAAATTTAATATTAGCAAAATAATGATTTGTGTATCTAAATGTATTGTCTTTTTGAGATCCAACAGCACAAAACTTTATTTTAGAATTATTTAATATATTTAAATTTTCTACATAATAATTGATATTTGGAACAATAACATCGTCCTCTGTATAAAGAGCAGTTTCAAAACCCAATTTTTCTGCAAGTCCAAATAATAATTTTGTATTTCTGCTTATTGTCGGATCAACATTACCAACGAATATAAGAATGCCATTATTTGGAGGCAAAGCTGTTAAAGAAACATGGTCTTTACCTTCAAGCTGACACTTTTTGTGATACAGTGCAGATTTTACTATTTTTTCTTTGTTCAAAAAAAAGTAATCAACTGAATTAATAATATCGCTATTAACTTCGCATCCAGAACACAATATGATAGGACAACCAATCTCTTTTAGTTTAGAGATTTGTTTTTTTAATGTTAAAATTTTTTTTTCTGAATTAGGAAAAGAATTTATTAAAACTACATTTTTCATCTGGCAAAAAATGGAACAAAAGTTGCGGAATTTTTTTCCGCTTTTATGTCCATCATGTCATAATATATTTTAGTCATCCAATTTCCAAGCACCAAACAAGCATAAGAGTCTTTTCTAGTTTTCTCCGCGCCGCTTTGTTTTTTTAATTCTGGAGGCAGATCAAAACTTTGATGACCGTTTGCGGTCGTTGTTGGGATAATCAGCGAACATTGAGCTTTAACCAATTCAATCATGTCTGCCTGATGATCAACAAAATCAACCATCTTAGCTTCGATACTTTGAGTATCTTCATGGTCACGAATAAATTTTAAATTTTTGATTGGAATAGTTTTACTTTTTTGCGATGTAAAATCGTCGTCTACGGCTTCAGCAGCAAATAATATCTTTCTATGATCAAAATTTGATTGAAGCAATTCATTCGCATATCTTATCCAGCCACTAGTAGGTATTCGAAGATAACAAATTCTACCAGAGCTTTTGCTGTAAACATTTCTTGCTTTTCTTAATTCATCTTGATAAGTTTCTGGAGTATCAAAATCTGCTTCAAATGTTTTAACTTCTATTTTGCTATTCTTAAACAGTTCACTTTCATTTGCAGCATTTATAAATTGCAATCCTCCGTTATAGTCACCGCACATAGCGACAATATTAAAGCTAGTCAACAAATAATGAAGATACTCAATATGTTTTCTTAAATTAGTTCCAGACAAAGCGTAGTTATGCACGACAATTCCTTTACGATTTGTTTTGTCGAGCTTAATAACGTTCATGGCAAAATCGTCAGACGATTCGTTTTCTGCCCAAGACGGGTCAAAACTTAATATATATTCTGCATTTTTTTCTCCAGCAACTTCAATTGCTTGCCCTTCTCCAGCTTTAATTGTGCATTCATGCATTTTACTCAGTTTAAAATACCCAGACGAATCATCAACAAATTGAGATCCAAATTCTCTTTTGAATTGAGATTCTGACATGGTTGCTTTTGCTTGAGTTAACAAACTTTCATCATACAGGCCATGAGGAGCCACATCGTAAGAAAAATGCAAGATAGCTCTTGTAGCTCCTCCTTTAGCATTTCTTTCTGGCGTAATGATTAAGTCTTCATATTGCTTATAAAGTTTATACATGTACTCAAACTGATAAGACGCAGAAGAAAGAACAATAATTTTATTATTAGGCCAAACAAATCGATCCTCTTCTTTCATTTCGCCACGCTTAATAAGCTCCGTTTCCAAGTCGTAAACTTGTTTTCTTTCAGTTGGGTTTTGTACAACAGAAAGGAAGGGGATAATAACTTCGTTAAAAATGCGATCTGGCATAAGCAAAAACTCATCAATCATCATACGGTGAAAGCGAAAACCACGGAGTTTTTCACCGTCGCCAAGAGGCAAACAAGTAATCTTACTGCGTCCAAATTCCATTGTCCATTCGTCTGAACTTTTAGAAACCTTAGTTATACATTGTTTTAAAAATACGGCATTAGGCTTTTCTGCAATTTCTTCTATCTTGCGGAAAATCATCTTTGCCTGACGAAATGTTTTACTAACAATACCAATATGTACCCCTTGATTCAATATTGCATCAAGAGATGCAAACACTGCACAAGTGAAACTTTTTGAAAGTCCACGGCTCCACACCATCATAGAGTAATCTGTTTCAAACATGGTTTTGATCGCCATATGTTGAAATGGAAATAGCTTAACGCCGCAAATAATTTCCGAAGAAAACGAAATATTTGAACGCAAAAATTTATAGAGAAGAATTTTAGCGTCTCTTTCTTCCAAGAACCCTTGTTTACTAAGGATTTCTTGGTTTACGTTACGGAATAAGCTTTTTCTTTTTTGGTTTCCTTCGATCCAAGCCATGATTTATCCTTATCTAAAAAATATTGAACATCAACATCCCAAAGAACACTGCCAATTGCAGTTAATTTCGGTATAAGAATTTCACTGTTAGTTCTATTGCCAGAAAATATAAATTGACAGTACCCCGCAAACTCATGCTGCAACAATCGCATATTATGATATATAAATTTTAAATTCGCCTTATGAGGAGTAAAATCATTGTTACTACTTATACGTTCTAAAGTTGATTCTACAACAACGAATAGATAACACTCCATGTCTTTGCATCTTTGCAGTTCGCGCCTAAATCTATCTAAATTTTCACCAACTAAAGTTCCTTTAAAATCGGATTCAGATTTTCTGTCTACAAATGTTTTTGTATAATTTGAACCACTAGCAGTATAGTCGCCAAAGTCTAGTTTGACTTTTCTTTCTTTTTGAAAAGAAAGAGGCTGCTGTTCTCTTGTATCTACAAATATCTCTACATTTGAGAAGTCTTCGTAAAACTTTCTAGGTAAACTGCGCCTAAACATAGGTTCTATCCCAACTTCGTCGCAAACTTTAGAATAAGTACCAAAATGTTTTTTATAAATATCTATGCTCGGCATTTCACTTGTTTCCAATTCTAAATGACAAGGAGCATATTTTAAATCTTTAGCTTTGATTCTGTAAGCTAACATTTTTTTGATTTGCTGTTTTACAGTTTCGGAAGATTCTATTTCGCACCATCTTAATAACTGACTTCTGTTTTCGAAATCTTTTTCGAAATAAGAATCTTTGTCTTTGAAAGGCAAATAAGTTCCTGTTAAAAGGTTTTTTCTAGGATAATGAGTGAGATAATATTCATTAAGGCCAATCTTATGCTTTTTTAAATGTGCATGGAGGCTCCTCTCAGAAAGAAAGGAACTGTGGCATATTTTGCAACAGTTGGTATTATCAGACTGCATCATCTAATGATATTCCTAATATGCGCGCCTTCCATTCTACCATACTTTCCATTTTTTTTGCTTCTTCTGCAACGAGAGATTTTTGCATTTCGGCAATTTTAATCATATTGGCTCGCTCTTCTTCATCTTGGAAAAGTTGCACAATAGAAAGAATAGAAGCATTCTCTTTATGTTTAGAAGATATTCTTTCTCTTCTGTCTCCTTGTAATTTTTTAATTAAGCTTTCTACTCTGCCTTCGCACTGATGATATTCGCTGCTTTTAGCTTTAATAATTTCGGCTAAACGAATACTCATTTCATTTTGCTCTTGAGTTTCCTCAAACATTTTGTTTAATTTGTCCAAATGGCGAGAAGTAGTTTCTAAATTAATAATTTCTTTGCAAACATTCATATACAAATTAACTTCATCCGCTGTCAAATCTGGTTTATCCCAAGTCATGCGGATGAATTCTTGTTCAAAAATATTTCTATCCTCTTCTGAAGTGTAACAGTTTATAATTTTTTGAAAACGAGAATTTAGTAAATTAATTGCGAGTTTTTCTGCACAAACCTTTTGCTGTCTTGTTAACCGATCTTTATCAATTTTTTCTCCAGTGGCTTCGTTGATTCGATTAATCACACGTTCTATTGAACGTGGAGTTTGATATTTAACAAACATCGCATCATCTGATGTGGCGTTATTTTCACAACCAGAATTTCTGATGTAAGAGCCAACAGTTCTATGTTCAAGACCCATTGCTGATATCGGCCTATCTGGAAAAAGAAGCTCCGCTATTCTCAGAGCCGAAATACCATTTTTTGCTTGATCTTCAATAAATTGTTCTTGTTCTGGAGTCAGTGGTAAATCACCTACTTTTTCGTATTTTGATGTTTTATATTGAATTTTATTTGAGGCCAATAAAGATCTGATAGCAATTCCTTGCCTCGTTCTTCCATCAAGAGCTTCATCATTAAAAAATTTTCGAGTTATAGTATTTAGATCAGGAAATTCTTTCGCAAGTTCGATAATTTTTTGACGATCCTCTTCACTAAAGCTAATTTTATTATTTGCCACCTAATATGTCCTCGTTTTGAAGAATTTTAGTCGCTACTTGTTTAAAGAGCTTTTTTAGATTTTTGATTTGTTTGTACCCTGCCTTTTTGCCTTTTTCGTTTGTTCTATATCCCATTTCCGCTGCTACTTTTTCTTCATCTGCTCCATCAATATACAATCTAGAGTAAACTTTATATTGTTTGGGGGCCAAACGATGTTTCATTTCTTCGTGAAGTCTAGCTGCGCTAGCAAGGATATTGAAACTTATATCTTTCATTTCCCTAACTGATTCAGCATGATTTTCTATAGAGACAGAAAGCTTTACGTCATATGCTGATTTTTTTGTCTTCTCCCATTTTCTATAAAGCGGACATTCGTTGCATTGTCTACCACTTGCAGTTATAGAACACGCTGGAGGCTCATTACCTAAATTATATTTGCACCCCAAACATGGTCGAACATAATTTGAATAATTATTTCTTAGTATGTTTTTGATCTGATTGACGGTAATTCTAGCAATCCAAGGCTCTAACGGCCTATCTTGTTTCCATAGTTTCCATTTCTTAGAAATATGGAATCTAATTATTTGGGCGACATCTTCATAATCCATCCAAGCAATCGCCTTAAGCTGCCAGATATATCTGTGCTTCTCTATTATCTTATCTATAACATCCTGCTTGTCTTCGTATTTAATCTTCTCTCGCTTTGGAGCTTCCATATTTGGTGGGAGATAAGCTGTCTATCCCACCAACTCTTTTAGGAGCAAATTTTCTTGGTCCGCTTTGAGGGTTACGCGATAGTTCTTCTAAATTAAAAGTTTTAAACCCACCTTCAATTTCAATTTCCACATCAAGCTTATCTATGTCAGGAAGTTCATCGATATTTGTATTATCTTCAGACTCCTCTTCAATATCTTCTTGATTTACATTTCTGCTTGGTTTTTTTTGCGTTTGTGGCGAAGCTTTGCCGTTCATAGGAGAACCGCATTTTGAGCAAAAATTAGGAGCAAAGCCACTGTATTCGTGTTTAGCCCCGCAATTTGTACAGAAAACGCTTGCCATATTAATTTATAAGTTTATCACTGAGATTTTCTAGCTTTACCAATATTGTAGCCGCATATCTTTGAATTTCAATTGATTAATTTGATTGTTCAAATGGAAAACTCTTACGCCGCACATCTTCTTGATTATTAATACCTCTAATCTTTCTGACAATAAATTTTAAAATTTCACTGCGCTTTATATCTTCTTCTGTAAATTCAAACGAGAAAACACCATGTTGTTGGGAATCTTCATCTGAAAATAAATTGTAAAAGTCGATAAATCCATTTTTACCTTTGATGTCTGATTGCATAAAATCGCCGCATAAGAAAATTTTACTCCCATCCCCGATTCTAGTAAGTAGGGTTGTGATTTCCTTGAATGTAAAATTTTGCACTTCATCTGCGATTACGATTTTATCTGTTAAAGTGCTACCTCTAAGGAAGTTAATGGGAGTTGCAGAAATTCTACCTTCGTCTTTTAAACGATGAGCGTCAGTAGGTTCAATTATTTCTTGAACTTTGTCTTCAAGAGGGAGCAGATATGGCTGAAACTTTTCGCCAACTGTTCCTGGCAGCGAGCCAAGAGATTTTTCGCCGCTTTCAGCGATTGTTCTAATATAGATAATATCTTTTTCATTGTGGTTGATAAGGTTAAGTGCCGCGTAAACTGCCATAAAAGTCTTTGAAGTTCCCGCTGGTCCAGCGATAAAGACTATTTTGGTCTCGTCTCCTAAAAGGATCTTTAATAATTGTTGTTGTTTTTCGGTGAATTTGAATTTGCGTTCTTTGAATTTTATTTCTGTTTTCATCTGCGGAATAATTACTTCCGTAGATGCCGATTTTGTTTTCTTGGGCTTTTTTGCCATAAATACTAAACCATCTCTTCGATTATCTGTAGCCCTCCTTTTGCTACACCATTACTATCAATCGAAACTGCCTGCGAATTTAAGACTCCAGACATGTAAAATGAATTTCCATCTGGCATTGTTATTGAACCAGAAACTGTTGTATTTGGTTGATAATCAGAAAGCCAATCAATATTTGATATTCCATTTATCTGCAACGACTTTGTTATCTTGCTGACACTTACTTTTGTTGGGTAAATGCTTCCTATTTCAAAATTAGGCGCTCTATCAATTTCAATACTGAAATTTAAATTTTCGTATTCATTAATTTGCTGAGTAAAATTAATTCCAGATAAATTAATAGTCATGTTTCTCAATGGCGAAATTATTCCTGTTTCAGCGCTCTGACCATCATATACATATATACCGCTACCTGTTGCAAGACCATAAGAATCAAACTGCATTTCCAAAAACATTGGTTTCCAAGGCTCCAACGAAAAACTCATACTTTTCAAAAAACATTTATCAAATCTATACGATGGAACGTGAATAAAAGATCCGCTTGTAAAATCCCCAGTGAGTGCAAGAAATCCTGTAAATTGATTAACTCCCGCGCCAGTTACAGGTAATACCGTTGTGGATATTGAGGCGCTTTTGGGGCCAGTTTGAATATAATAATCTAACTCTTGACCAATTCTTTTTACTCTTTTTAATTGAGTTGCATTGCTTGCGTTAAAATTGGATGCGTACAGTACATTACAAACCCCTGTATTTGTGGTTTGCTCATCTCCATTTGACAAAAATGCACGAACAGTACTGTATGAAACGTAAGACATTAGAGCTTATTTTAATTTTTTTTAGACATTTTCAAATCATCCTCTTCAATTTTAGATAATCTCTTTAATAATTTTACACTTTCAAGTTTACAGTTTGGCATTGTAATGCGATGACCTCCGGTTATTATCCCATTAGGATCAACTTCATATAAAAATAAAGTTGTTGACATCCAGCCCATTCTAACTATCCTTGCTGGACTTTTTGTTCCGTCCCAAAAAACCAACACATCATCCTCCTTGAAACCCGAAGTTATTCTAAATAAAAGGCTTTTAACTATATTGATTATAAACTCTTTAAATAATAAAGAGGCTACTCCTGCTGCTAAAAGAACAGAGTATTCGGAAATAAAACCATTAAATTCTTTTTCCACTTAAATAATTACACTTTTATACCAAAAACCATTGACAAATGAATCGTTTGAGGTAAGATATTTTTTATGACTAGATTAGTCGTAATGTCAGATACTCATGGTCAGCATCATGGAGTTCAAGTTCCAGATGGCGATGTTTTAATCCATTGTGGAGATTTCTGTTCGCATGGCCAATATCTTGATGCGCTTAAATTTGTAAATTGGTTTGGGACGCATCCACACAAACACAAAATTTTCATAGCTGGCAATCATGACCTGTATTTTGAGCAGGGCAATCCTGCTGACATAGACTCTTTTTTAAGAACTATGCCTGATGGGGTTCATTATCTTCAAGATTCTGGGATCGAATTAGAAGGCTTAAAGTTTTGGGGCAGTCCTGTGCAACCAACTTTTTTTAACTGGGCTTTTAACCGTGATCGCGGCGAATCTATTAAAAAACATTGGGACATGATTCCCAAAGGAACTGATGTTTTAATTACTCACGGACCACCACACAAAATTTGTGATGTTGCTCCCGGCGGCAAAGGCTTTTATAAACATGTCGGTTGCGCTGATTTATTTGAAGCAACATTAAAAATTCAACCAAAGCTTCATGTGTTTGGACATATCCACTTTTCTGGTGGAAATAGTTTTCTTATGCCCAAAACAATCTACGCAAATGCTTCTCTTTGCGACGAAGGATACATGATCAACAACAAACCTTTCGTAATTGACGTTGACAAAGACAAAAAATTCTCTATAGTAGCCGTAACATGAAATCATCCGAAAATCTAAAAATTAGCCGCGAAATTTACATGGAAGACCTTGAGTTTATCCATAATAGAGTTTTTGAAGAACTGCAAAAACGTGACATTTGGTTCGATTCTGTCACTGATGATAATAAATTTAGCGATGATTTAATGCAGTTTTTGGAAAAAGCTTTTGATTATCCGCGTCATAGGAATTATAATTAATTATGAACGGTAAAGGATCAAAGCCTAGACCACTTTCTGTTTCCCAAGAAGAGTTCCAAAAAAACTGGGACGAAATTTTTGCTAAAAAAGCTATTGTTCCAATAAAAACTCTTGACAACGGCGATCAATTCATTGAGCTTCCTCAAGTCTTATTAGATGGTTTGGATTGGGAAGTTGGAGATGAAATCATTTGGACAGAACAATCTGATGGGACATTCAAATTAACCAAAAAATAATATGGGCATGTTCGACACTATCTCTATTTCTGGTGATCTTCCTTTCTCGCAGGAAATGATTGACCTTGGTATAAATAAAAACAATTTGTCATTCCAGACTAAAGATTTGGATTGTACTATGTCTCATTATTTTATTCAAAACGGTGAACTATTTGAAGAAAAATATAAAACAGAAGAATGGATCGAAGGAGATAAAAATGCCAAAAGCGTCATGGATAGAATTGGACACATGGAAAGAACAGATCCATATCTTGAAAAAGTAAATTTCCACGGAGAGATTCATTTTTATGAATTTCTAATGAATGTTCAAGACAAGTGGGATTGCTGGGTAGAGTTCAAAGCAGTTTTCACCGAAAGCAAACTACAAAAGATTGAACTCTTTAAATTTGATAAGACTGATAATGCAGAAAGAAAACAAAGAAACATAGAATGGGAAAAGCAATTAGAACGGGAAGACAATTTGTGGTACAATAAATATTTTTTTAGAACTAAACCATATTTTTGGTTTTATAGAAAAATCTTTATTAAATTTTTAGATTTAATTATTAATTTTCTTAAAAAAATAAGAGGGTATTAAATTGAACGCTATTTCTTTTTCGGAAGTATCTCACCATCCCAAAGGCTGGGGCGAAGAAGTTTGGGTTATTAATTGCCCACAATATTGTTTAAAGTTCCTACTTTTCAAGGCTGGAAGTAAAGGCTCGCTACATTTCCACGAAAAAAAGCAAGAAACTTGGTACATTGAAAGTGGAAAGCTTGATCTAGAAATGATTGATACTACAAGTGGATTATCAAGAACCGTTAATCTTTTTCCTGGAGATGTAGTGCATATCCCACAATTTTGTCCTCATAGAGTGTCCGCTGTAACAGACGTAAAAATTATTGAAGTTTCTACGCAGCACTTCGAAGACGATTCATTCAGAATTAAACCAGGAGACTCTCAAAATGCCGTTTGAACCACTTCCTCTTAAATACGAAAAGAGATGGTATATCCCTTTTCAATTTTATTCGACGCCGTTCGCTCTTTCTCTAGAGGATTGGAAAAAATTTGACAACGAGGTAAAATCGAAACACCCAATACAATATTTTTTTAGAGATACGTTGTGTACGCAATATTGGATATACAGAACAAGGTTTAACAATTTTTTTTGGAAGATAAGAAATTTTGTTAAAAACCCAAGAAAAGAAATGAGAAAAGCGGTTTTTCCTAGTGAATACCGAGATTTACCAGAAATTATTCTTGAATTTAATATTCAAGTCATAAAAGAAATTTATGAACGAGAAAAGTATTTTGAAAGTTTTGAAACCGAGCCAGTTTTCAATAAAACTGAAAGAGCTAAATTTCAAAAAGGTTTAAAAAAATATTATCGATATATTACTATAGACAGAGAAGAGATGCTAAAAAAAGCAGACACTATGCTTGATGAGGATTACAAACTCACTCCTAAAAAAAGAAATAAAAAATGGATCATTCAAACTCAAAAGGTTGAAAAAATGGATAGAGAGATGTGTATCTGGGTAGCTTCTTATAAAGATTATTTTTGGACATAACATGAATATATTAGGAATAACATTTGGTAGCCATAGCTGTGGATTATCTTTACTTAAAGATGGGCAAGTTATTTTCGCCGTTGAAGAGGAAAGATTTGTAAGAGTAAAGGCATTTAAAGATTTTGAAAGAGATGTCATACGCTATCCTGGTTTGTGCGTTGCTTGGGCCAAGAAAAATTTTGCAAAAGAAATGGAAAATATTGATGTTGTCACCAGCTTCTTTTCGAAGAAGGATATTGACGTATGTTTAGACGCTTGCCATTTGAGCGATTTAAAAGAAAAAACTTATATTAAAACAAGCCATCATGAATCGCATTGTAATCTCGCTTACTATCTAAGCAATTTCCAAGAAGATGCGCTTGTAATATCTATTGATGCTAGTGGAACGCAGCATAGCGCTAAATTTTACATTGGTCAAAACGGCGATCTTAAATATATAGACGGCATAGATATAAATCACAAGTCTCTTGGCCACTACTATGCAATGTTAACAGAGCTTTTAGGGTGGAGAAGATTAAAAGACGAAGGTAAAGTAGTTGGCATGTCTTCTCATGGAAGATTTGACAAAAAATACTTTGAAGCTTTTGACAAAAGCATCACGATTAATGGTCTTAAAACAGACGAAGACAAGAGTTGCGATACTATTTTAGGTGGCGTTTATAAAGATTTTTATAATAATTTCTTTAAGACTAATGGAAGCATTTTCTTTTTTCACAGAAAAGCTGATCTTGCTTTTAACGGACAACTTGTTTTTGAAAATAAAATTCTCCAGCTTATAGATAATCTACATAATTTATATCCAAATGTGAAAAATCTTGCGCTTGCTGGTGGAGTTTTCGCAAACGTAAAATTAAATAAAAGAATTAACGATTTACCTTGGGTCAAAGAAGTTTTTATTGCTCCTCCTATGGGCGACGAAGGTTTGCCTTTAGGGTGCTGCTTGACAACCTATAAACAATTTAATCCAGACTTCAGACCGTTTAGAATAAACGACATGTTTTTAGGTGCAAGTTTTTCGGATCAAGATACAGAGCAGCTTTTTTGGGATAAGTCAAAATTTGATAGAGAGCCTTATAGCGACGATAAAGTTGCTGAAGAATTGGCTAACGGTAAAATTGTTGGCCTTGTTTGGGGAAGGTTTGAGCATGGCCCAAGAGCATTATGTAATAGAAGTATCATTGCCAATCCTAGTATTCCCGGTACTTATGACAGAATAAATAAGAAATTGCAACGCAATGACTTTATGCCATTTGCTCCAGTTGTCATTGACATTTTCGCTGATGAAGTTTTTGATGTAAAAAAATCACGTTATACTGCCGAGTTTATGACGATGCTTTATGACACTAGAAAAAATTGGATTTGCAAAATACCGGCGGTTGTTCATCCAATTGACCATACAGCTAGAATTCAAATTGTTACTCCACAAAGTAATCCAAGATTCTATAACTTAATCACTAAATTTGATCAAAAAACTTCTATCCCAGTTTTGCTAAATACCTCTTTTAATATTCACGAAGAGCCTATTATCTGCTCTCCAAAAGAAGGTTTTGTTCATCTTGGAAATGATGTTGTTGATTTATTGGTGGTAGATAACTTTGTTTACAAAAAGAAACAATGACCTCTAAAACTGTAGGTAAGATACTTTTTGCGCCATTTAGATTTTTGATTTGTATCCCACTCTTTTTTCTTGCTTCGTTTGTTTTTTTGATTGGACTTTGTTTTTATCAAGGAGCTTTGAAAGATTATTCTGAATCATTAAAATCTTTGTGGATATTTGCGTCGAAAGGTGGAGAATATTACAGCTAATGAAACCATATATATTCGTTGATTTGGACGAGACATTAATTCACACTTATGATTTTCACGAAATGCCGTGCAAATGTGCGGTGCCAGTGACGGTTGAAGAGGTTCAATTTAAAACATCCCTGAGACCCGGCGCAAAGGAATTTCTCGCTAAACTGCGTGAGATTGGAGAGGTTCGTATGTTGACCATCGCCACTTACGATTATGCAATAGAAATGAATCGGCTCTTTGATTTGGGTTTTGTTGAAAAGGATATTTATGCTCGTCACCATATTCAAGCCCCCACTATTGATTTAAAACCAGCAGAGTTTGTTTATTTATTTGATAATTTGCCGCTTAGAGAGAATCGCCGTAAGATTGAATTTTTGCGCTGCGTAACCATAAATAAAATTCCTAGCTACATTCAAGTTAAGGAATATCGTGGGGGTCAGCGCTTTCCTTTTGACAAAGAAGAAATTGACCGCTTAACTAAAGCTTTATATGAATCAAATGGAACTACTACAGAGGATACCGAAAGAGCATTATACCACTCACGAAGGGAAACAGATTAAAGTAGGAGAACTGCTTGCAATTTTAAATGAAAAAAATACTAGTAATGGGTCTTCCCGGCGCGGGCAAGACAACCCTATCAACAGAACTGGCAAAGCTTCTAAACGCAGTTCACTTCAACGCAGACGAAATAAGAAAAGAAATAAATAAAAATCTTGGCTTTTCTCCAGAGGATCGTATAGAACACGCCAAAAGAATGGGTGTTTTATGTGACATTGTGACTCGCTCTGGTCAATATGCAATTGCGGATTTTATTTGCCCCACACCAGAAGCTAGAGAAGCTTTTGGGCTAGAGAATACATTTGTTGTGTTTGTAAACAGAAAGCCAATTAGAGACTTTGCTGACACGACCAAAATGTTTGTGGCTCCAAACAAAACCCATGTTGTGGTAACTGACGATGGATCGCCGCTTTATTGGGCAACCAAAATCAAACAATTATTAATTCCAACGTTTAACAGCAAAGCGCCAACTGCTTTTATGTTAGGGAGATATCAGCCATTTCACGATGGTCATAAAAAATTAATCATTGAAGGAATCAATAGAGTTGGGCAAGTTTGCATTGCGATCCGAGATACCCAAGGAATTGACGAGAAGAATCCCTTTAATTTTGAGCAAGTTGAGCAGAATATTCGCGCGGCTATGCACGAATACGATGGCAAATACTCAATTGTTAGAGTGCCAAACATAACTAATATCTTTTACGGTAGAGACGTAGGGTATAAGATAGAAGAGATTGTGCTTGATGAAAGTACTCAAAATATATCAGCAACTAAGATAAGGTCAGAAATTTTAAAATAAAAAAATGAAACTAGATACTAAAAGTGAACGTTTACAGTTTGCACTAATGATCTTAGCAATCATTGCGGATGTTGCATTAATAATTAATATCATTCACCATTGGTAAAATAACCTCCCCCGGTTTCCCGGTTCTCTCAACCAAAGAGAATTGGGGAATTTTCCCCATTTTCTATAAATGGGGGTGGGGGGTGTAAATACCACTGTGAAGAATAATAACGATCTAGAAACAGATTGGTTAATTATTTTTCTTATACTGTGCCTTACTTTAGCTTTCCTTGCTATAGCCAAGAAGTAACGTCTCATACATTGCGCATTAACCCCCGATATTGTTCTATATATAGCACTTCTCTGTGCATTATTAAGACAAGATCGAATAATTATTAAGATATATAAGAATAAAGAGAGAGAAGAAGCATTTTAGGATAGGGAAAATTGAAGTAGAGCGGATTAAATACCACCCCCCCCGCGCGCCCGCAGGAAACGCGGGTCGCGTTTTTAAAAAATGGGGGAGGGTCTCGCGACCCTCGCGCATCACTTGCTCGGATAGTGTCCGAACTTGTCCTTGAAAGTCCAGAGCGCATCGCCCCAGAAGTCTTCGTCATAAGAGAGCAACCAAGTGGTTGCTTTCTTTGCTCGCTTTGCATCGCCGCCGCAATCGGCAAGGCGAATCGCGAACACGTTTGCAGCGACTTGCTGCGAAAATTCCGCATCGGTTGATTGGGCGTTAAGGCCCGCAATCACTTGGTTCCAGAAGTTGTTTTCTTTGTTGTTTTTCATGCTGCTAAGATAGCACACGCGCACCGCATTGCAAGGAATTTTTTATCTTTTCTTTCGCCCTTGCGTAAGTAACGCAATGGCAAGGATTAAGAAAAAAACTAGAGGGAAAAGCTCGGCGGTCATAGGGTTGCCACCACCACAAACCCCGTTGCATCTTTTTTGCCTGCACCCTTTGCCTTGAGGCCAACCACCACGTTGCGCTTGTCAAGGAAACGCAAGTCACTTTCGTCACCGTTCACCACAGGAAACCCTTGCCACGTTGGGGGAAGGTAGTTCGCGAACACTACCGCAACGTTTCCACCTGCGCGCAATACGTCAACGGCTTGCGCTTCGTTGCTTTCGCTGCGCGAGAAAGTCAAATGGTAGTTCGAAGGCATTGCGCCCTTAGCAAATTGCAAAGCACGAATAGGTGACTTCGAATAGTCATAGAACTGCACAGAGGGAAACGCAGCGAACACGCCCAGCCGCTCCCATGCAATGTCACTTGTTCCGTTCAAGCGAACACAAGCCTTCATTCCCTGCTTTTCACAGTTTGCAACGAATGCGCGAATGTCAGCGAAGAGAAGAGCCTTGAAGGTAGCGAAGTCATCGAAAAATAATTGTGTGCGCCGAATGCGCGCTTGCTGCACGTTGCTCATCTTGCCACGCCCAGCCGTGTAAAGGCACGCGAGGGTGCATCCGACAGAGCGATGCGTGCAAACCTCGCCACGCCCAGCTTGGCGCGCTGGCGCAAGGTACAGAATCGCCGTGAGCCATCCGAAAGCCTCGCCCTTGCTAGTCTTAGCGTCCGCGCCAACCGATAGGAGATTTAATTTCATGCGAATACCTTAGCACGCCCACGCAAAAAAAAAAGAAAAAAAAAAAGCATA